ATCCGTATTGTCCCACCCAGATCTGACCTTAACGCATAACCTCGGGTATACCCTCAGATCACTCAAACAAGCGAGAGGGAGACGCATGTTTGTTTTAGATGGTATATCTCCTATCGGTGATACGCATTTGGGAGTGAATAATTCAAATGTTGATAGTGTTTATACCGCACTAACACACCGATTGTTTTATCCTAAGGTTAATGGTGTACATGCACTAACACCTAATCCAACAGGGGAAGGAATCAATAAATTGAATAAGGTCGTTAAGAAAATCGGTAGTAAGATAGGACATCTCAACCCAGGCTCGCGTCAAGACGTAATTGACACGTATACGGGCTCTAGAAAAACTATCTACTCAAAGGCTGCAGAAAGTCTACGGGTAATACCCGTCTGCCGCGCTGATTCGTATATTAAATTCTTTCAGAAAATCGAGAAAATTGACACCAGTAAACCTCCCCGTGGAATCATGCCACGTAACCCTAGGTATAATATTGAATTAGCCACATTTCTCAAGCTCAATGAGAAACGTATCATACAAGGTATTAATGATATGTATGGATACCACGTTGTGGCTAAAGGCATGAATGTAGTTGACATGGGATGTGAAACGTTAAATTATTGGAATCATTTTGATAATCCCTGTGCAATAATGCTGGATGCTACCAAATTTGATGCACATGTCAGCAAGGAAATTCTACAATGTGAGCATAGATTATATAAAAAATGTTTTGGAAAGAATTCACTACTTGATAAATTGCTTTCCTGGCAACTTGACAACCATGGTGTTGCATATTGCCACGATGGCAAAATCACATATAACATTAAAGGTACACGATGTTCTGGAGATATTAATACATCATTGGGCAACATTATTTTAATGTGTTCAATGGTTTATCAGTTACTAACTGAACGTAATATTACCAAACATCGAGTGGTGAATAATGGAGATGACTGTTACATTATTGTTGAAAAACACAATAAATCAAAAATATTGGACGGAATTTATGACTATTTCCTTCAATTTGGATTTAATATTCGGGTTGATGGAATTGTAACACAACTGGAAGATATCAGATTCTGTCAAATGGCACCTATCCGTACTTCGACTGGTGCTGTTATGGTTCGAGATATTAAAAATATTTTTGCTAAAGATGTAATGTCATCTCATGATCTTACTAATACTAAAGTGAGACGTAAATGGGCCTATGCAGTTGGATACGGTGGACTTGCGATGTATGGAAATATCCCAATATTGAGGGACTTTTACTCCATGTATCTTGAATCAGGCCTACCATCACGTTTTGAATATGATCCCGAATTAAGACAGTCAGCATGGTTTTGGTGGGGACGCGGATTAAAACCATATTATAGTCATGTTGACGATGTCACGAGAATTTCTTTCTACCACGCATTTGGAATTACCCCAGATACCCAAATGCTGATGGAAAAATCCTTCATTGGTAAGCAGACGTTGATACGCGACCCGCTGCTTATCAATGAAGAGGATAGGTAGCACACGTGGGGGTGAGCATGGCACTAACATGCAGTTGTAAGACATTACAGACCAAACAAATGAATTCGCAACAACAACCTAAGCAACGAAAACCTAGACGTCGTAATAGACGAAATAGGAACGCTACTTTTAACGATATTTCAGCATTAACACCGGTTGTTAATGCTCCGACAGCCTTAAACCGTTCATCACGTCGCAACACCAGCCGTACATTACGATTTACTGAGTGTGAACGTGTTAGCACCATAGTTGGATCAACAGCATTTGCTGTTGGTAGTTCTATAACTTGCAATCCCGGATTAACGTCAAGTTTTCCTTGGCTATCTGGGCATGCTCAGTTATTTGAGAAATACAAGATCCACAAGTTGATTTATAGATACAAGAACCTTAAAGGCACTAGCAGTGCTGGTAATGTACTAATGGCATTTGATTATGATTCATTAGATGCACCACCCAGTACTGCAATTGCCATGACACAATCAACTAAATATGTTGATGGTGCCCCTTGGAGAATATTCGAATTAGAAATTCCGTCCGATAATAGAACATTGTTCACTAGATCTGGACCTGTAGCAGGGGCTGACTACAAAACATATGATATGGGTGTTTTACATATCGCTGCCGAAGGCTGTGCTGATACAAGTGACCATGGATATCTCGAAGTAGAATATGACATAGAGCTTTTACAAAAGCAACCATCTGCCTCATCAATTAGTGGTGGTGGACTATTGTCATCTGCCTGTTATGGTATTTCATCTACCATGTCTCCAAGTAGTACAGTTTTGTTTGATTTACTTGAAACAACTGATACTCTTGGAGGTAGCATGGCATCTGGTGTTTATACAATACCAATTTCAGGCACTTATTTGGTCACAGTTGTACTGGCATCAGCAAAAGCAATACAGTTGTATTTAAATGGAGCGGCTTTTACTAACCCTATACAAACCAATGCCATGGGCATTTCGTCATTAATACAACTGTCTGCTGCGGACACCATAGAAGTACATAAAAATAGTAGCGCTACGGACACACAAGGTGACACTATTGTCATCGTTCGTATTGCTTAGATTATGTCATTTACGACTGCGTGTGTGTGACATGCTTACCACACACTTAATAAAGCGAGGATTTTACTACACAACATTAGACTGTTGGGGCGATAGTAGTAATTTCTCATGAACATACACACTAACATTTAATTAGTAGTAGGTCGGGTTGATGGATTGGTCTCCATCGGAGTACATGCTTTCACACCATGCATGTATGACCGAACCCCGTAAACGGACCTCGTAGTGTGACGGCTAATTAGTTATGTTATTTAAGTGATGTTTTCCTCGATAAATATGAGTTTTTCAGAAATACTAGTCCTAGTATAAATTACGGACGCC